GCTAAATTAATCGGAAGGGGTACTTTATCCCTTCCATTTTATAACCTTATAAATCATTAAGTTATGACATACGTAAAAGCAAGCGTAAGAAGGCCGGCCGGCAATCCCGGTAATGGTATTCAGCCCAAGGATCAGCTCGTAATTTACGACGTTGACGATATTCTTTATTTTCCGCCAAGAAACGAGGCCGGCGTGGTTATCGAGGAGGATATCGTGATGAAGGCGGGGCGTTATGCGATCGGTATTTACCTGACACCCGGTACCGCTGAAATCAGTTCCAACAGTGACGGGGAAACCGACGCCGAAGGTTATACGCCTTCCGTTAAGTTCAATCATCCCGGTAACGAACAGGAGATTCGCGAGTTTAAGACAAACTGGCTGTCTAAAAAATGTATCGTTGTTCTCCGTTATTGTAGCGGAAAGCCTGCCGATCTGATCGGAACGCCCTGTAACCCGTCTAAGTTATCCGTTTCTTATACCGGTTCCAATGAATCGAATACGAACGAACTTACTTTCACCCAGATCAGCAAGGGGGATGATATCGCCATTTACCGGGGTACCGACACCCTGGAAGAACCGGTGGCCGTAGTGGAAGCCGGTGCCACAGATATAGATTACCAGACAGACGGGCAGTACCAGCTTTCCGCAGGTGCGGCCAAAATAGCCGGTGTTACCGGTGGAAGTCATGGATCGGTAATTACCCTTATGGGATGTTCGGGCGTTGCGCCAACAGTGGAAAAAGGCGGTAATTTCCTTCTGAAAGGCGGTAAGACGTTTACCGCTTCCGAAGGTTCCCAACTGACATTGCGGGCGTTTAACGACGGTTCGGAGGCTATGAAATGGATTGAACAAAGCCGTTATGAGGCGTAAGTAAACGGCTTTCATATCATTCAAAGGGTGACCGGCAGCACATGCCCGGCCACCCTTTGTCCTTTTTGGGGGTAATTGCCTTTTTTTTCTTTGTATCATCAAATTTTATATAGTATGAAACAGGAAATTATTACCTATCTGGCCGGTCCGCGTAACTTTATTCAAGGCGTGGAACTGTACGAGAAATACGGTATCAACCGTATGCTAAAGAAGTCATTTCGCCGGCAGGGAGAAACGGAAACGATGAAGGCCATTCTTTTAGAGGAACTACGGAAGCTGGCCGGGCTTTCCGAACGTGAATTTAAGACGATCCGGCGCAACTCTAAACAGCCGGCCGCGGTAAAAATGGAACCCGCCCGACAGGAACCTCCAAAAATGCCGGTAAAATACAGCGATGATTTGCTGCTGGAACTTGCCGAATCTTTCGGCGTCAGCGTGGAAGAACTCGTTTCGTCCGATTTCCGGGATAAGGTTCTTTCCATGGATGAAAATGCCGACCGTGTGGAAGAGCTGGAAGAGGAACTGGAAGAGGCGGAGAAACGATACAAGGCGGCTCCGGAAACCGTAACCAAAATGATACGTTTCCGCGAGAAATTTACCTTCCTGAACTCTCCGGATTGTCCCGACATTCTGAAAATACTTGTTTCCGACATGTTCACCGCATACGGGAAGTATAAGGAGGCTTTCGCCCGTCTGGAGGTTACGCCGGATGATGTCAGTTCACTTTCTACAGCACAGGAAGCGCAGGCGGTTGTGGAAAATTTCATTACTAACCGCGAAATGTGGGACGAACTGGAATATTACCGGGAAAACGGAAAGATTTTGGGTAAATGTGAGAAGGTAAAAAGTTTGTCCGTCCGTAAGGGTGTCGAGAATCTTTCGGATATCGACATACAAAAGGCATTGAATAACGCTCGTGCCAACCTTTCAAAGAATAAGGCGAAACTGGAACAGGCCGGGGATGATGAGAAGAAGAAAGCGAGTGCCCTTGCAATGATCCAAAAGTGGGAGACTACAAAGAAAGCCATAGAGGAAGAAATCGAGGCGCGAAAAAAAAAGTAGTTGAACTTATTGCCACTTTGACAGGAAAACGGCAACGGATCATGAAGGACCGGGGCCGTTTTTCTCACCCTTGCGACCGCTCGGAGCTGGGGCACCAGCTCAAGACATTAACCCTCCGGATAGAAAAAGAAGAAAGCCGGCTTAAACAACTTTCCAATGATAACAAACCAAATTTATAACGAGGATTGCCTGGAGGCGTTGAAACGTGTTCCGGACAATTCTGTAGATTGTATAATAACCGATCCGCCTTATTTCCTGGGAATGACACATAACGGGCAGAAAGGCAGTTTTAAAGATTTGTCTATCTGTAAACCCTTTTACCGGGATTTGTTTCAGGAGTTTAACCGGGTGAAGAAACCCGGTGCTTGCGTGTATTTTTTTACGGACTGGCGCGGATATGCTTTTTATTATCCGTTGTTTGACTTGTATTTAGGCGCGTCAAACATGCTCGTTTGGAATAAACAGTCGGGGCCGGGTAATCATTACGCCTTTATACATGAACTTATTTTGTTTCATTGTGGAAAGGGTGTTTCTATTGGTGCCACAAACATAATAGATAATATCCGTTCTTTTGCGTCCGGTGCTAAACTGGTAGAAGGTGAAAAGGTTCATCCCACGCAAAAACCGGTGGCGTTGATCCGTAAACTGATTGAAGACAGTACAAAGCCGGGCGATTTGATCCTGGACACTTTCGGCGGTTCCGGTACTACGGCCGTGGCATCCATTGAAAGCGGCCGGAACTTTGTTTTAATGGAACAGGACGAAATTTATTATTTCACGGCACAGAAACGAATAAAAGATGCGTATGAACGATTTAACGGTGGTAGATAGTATTTACCTGGATGCGCAGCAAAAAGAGGATGTACGGCGTTTGTCTTCTTTAGGGTATTCTTCGAAAGACATAGCCGTTTCCCTGGGGCTTTCTCCGGAAGATGTCGGGCTTTTTGTCCGGGATGCGGAAACGGTGGGAACTTCTGTTAACTTTCTGATCCGGGAAGGGATTCTCGTAGCACGTGCCGCCCCTGAAATAAAACTCCATGAAGCGGCGGAAGGTGGAAACGTGGAAGCTATAAAACAGCTGGAGGCCGTACGGAAAAGACATACTTTTGAACGTTTAATCGAACAAATGGATGACGACGAATTTAATTAAGCCCTCACGAATAGACTTTGACAAGGTGGATATCAACCAGATTCAAAGGATTCTTTCTACCGGTACGCTGGAAGCACTCGCGCCCGATGAAAGGGAATATTACAGCCTTATGGAAATGGTACGGGGCCTTCGTGCCCGTATGCGTATAAATGGCAAGTTGGTGACAAAGGCCGGTATCATCCGCCTTTTAAAGTCGGAGCCTTACGGCCTTTCGGACTGGATGGCCCGCCAGGTGTACGCCGACAGTCTCAATTTCTTTTATACACAGGATAACGTACGTCCGCAGGCTTTCGCCAACCTGTATGCGGAAAAGGCCGAAAATTGGGCGAATACCGTCTTTCTTATGGGTAATGTAAAGGAGGCTAAGAACCTTCTGAAACTGGCGGCGGAACTTCGCGGATGTTATAAGGACCAACAGACCGAAATACCGGAGGAACTGCTTTCACAGAAAAGCACGGTTATTTATACTACCAGCCGTAAGGATCTGGGTGTTCCTGAAATCGACCGTAAGGAATTGGAAGAGTTTATCGACGCGATACCGGAAATTCCTGTTATTGTACGTGATAATATAAAAGAGGATGCGCGTATTAAAGCTTTTGATCTGAAAAAACGTATGTTGTATGATATCAAAGAGTTCGGGGAAGATAACGAAGGTGAGTAACGCCGATGATGTAGAAATAAAATACGGTCATATAATCCAGGTTCTGACGGACTGGATCGATACTACTATCCTTGTATCTATTGACGGCCGCGGTATGGCTAAATCTACCGTTATACAAGCCAGGCGTTCCGCCCGGTGTGTGGAAGAAATGCCCGGCGGTGCGTTCGCTTTTGTTGCCAATACCTACAGTAACCTGGAAGATAATATAATGCCGGCCGTACAGAAGGGCTGGCAACTTATGGGCCTGATCGAAGGGGTACACTATGTAAAAGATACCCGCCCGCCTGAATCCTGGCGGCGTAAATGTTCGGTTATCGTAGATGATTACAAGCATGTTTATAGCTTCTGGAACGGATGTGTTATTTTCATGGGATCACTGGATAACCCTTCATTGCTTGCCGGAAAGTCTGTAATACATCTGTTTTATGATGAAGCGAAGTACGATAAGGAAATGAAAGTAAACCGCGCTATGCCTATTCTTCGCGGTGATGCGATCACTTACGGACATTCCCATTTGTTCCTGGGAATAACCATTACTACCGATATGCCGGATATCGACGAAAACGAGTACGACTGGTTTTTCCGGTATGTCAAGCAAATGGACCCGGAACGGATCATTAAAATAGTGCAGGCGGCAAGTGTACGTAATGACTTGATAATTTCCCTTTTACGGGAACAAAGAAAGAACAGGCCTTCCCCCTTGAAACTGAAACGTTTGAAGCGGGATATTGAATATTACGATCGGGCTTTGTTGAAGTTGAGAAAAGGGCAGACGTTCTTTCTTAACGCTTCTTCATTCGCTAATGTTGAGATACTTACGATAGAGTATTTAAAGCGGTTGTATAATGGTACGCTGGAGCTTCACGAATTTAAAAAGTCGGTGGTGGGTATGCGTCCCGGTCTTCGCAGGGATTTACGTTTCTATGTGTTGTTTGGTGAAGGACATAAGTATTATAACGGTACCATGTCTGGAGAAGCCGCTTACAGCTCGCGGGAACTCCGGTACCTGCACCATGATAAAGCGATTGAAGGCGGTATGGACTTCGGTAATATGCTTTCTTTGGTGATCGGTCAGCCGGACGGTGCTTATTACCGGGTACATAAGAACTTTTTTGAGATACCGCCGGGCTGGTTCCGGGAGATCGCCGACCAGTTCCTTTCTTTTTTCCAGAACCACGAATACAAAGAACTGGATTTGTACTATGACCGTGCAGGTAATAACTTTGAAAAACAGAAGGAGGATTACGCGGGTAAGATCAAAGACGCCATAGAAAAAGACGGCAGCGGAAACCGTACCGGCTGGATCGTAAACCTAAAGAGCCGCAAACAGGCAGTTATCCGGCAGGATGCGGAATACGACTTCATGCAGGAGATTATGGGCGGTACCAACAAGAACCTGCCTATCCTGTTGGTTGATGCGGTGAACTGTAAAGAAATGGTTAGTTCTGTAGAAAAGGCAAAGGCTGAAATCAAATACCGGGGTAATTCTAAAGTAGTGTTCAAAGTGAAGAAGTCCGAAAAGCTGGCACCAAAAAAACTACCGATGTTATCCACCAATTTCTCCGACGCTTTCAAATACTTACTGATGCGCCCCGGCTGGATAGCTTTAGTACGAGGCAAGCGGACGCTGCAGGCCGACTCGTTTGTGGATCAATGGATAGAGAACAGGCATAAAAGGTAATTGCCTTGTAACGCTGGAAAATTGGTTTTCCGGCGTTTTTTGTGTTACCAGGTTACGGGTACCCCTCCGGGAGAGGTCATATTTCACCTTTTAGGGGGAGGGCAACTGCTTTCCGACTTCTGAGCGGCTCGGTCTTCGGAAGGTGCTATTTTTTTAGTTTTTGAAATTTTCTCCGGTTTTTGATTGTTTTTCAGTCGTTTATCTGCATTTAGACCAAAATTTTACGCGAAAAAGCGTGTTTTTTATGCGTTTTTGCTTCATTTTTTGGGGCGTTTTTCATGAATTACCGTGTATTTTTGGGCGGTTGCCTTTCATTTTTGGGGATAATATTCTTTATAATTGTACATATTAAGTATTTTTGCAGCCGTCAAAATTACACTGCATATAACCGTCAGAACTTACGGGTGGTACAGACGAAAGTATACACTAATTTTAAGTTACTGATATGAAGAAATTATTATTAATTACCGTGTTGGCTATTTTAGTAGTAGCAGCTACAGCACAAGAAACTCGAAAAACGTTTTGTGAAATTGTTGGTACAGGGAAAGTCTTAAGTTCTAAAGTCAAAATACAAATAGACTTCGGGCAAAAAACATCTTATTTCGGAAAATACAAAACGTTTATGGTAGATGAATCCGGGAAGAAAATTGAATTTAATTCTATGGTAGACGCCATGAATTATTTAGCAAAATTTCGGTGGAAATTTGAGCAGGCGTATGTTGTTACAAATGAGAGCACGAATCAAAATGTATATCATTGGTTATTAAGTAAAGATATAGTTTCTGATGATGAAATACGAGAAGGAATTATAACACAAAAAGATTTTGAAGACATGGAGAAAGCGGCCATGGAAGATAAAGAGAATAAAAATGAAGAGGTTGAAAAGAAAGTTCCTTTATTTATGCGAAATATGAAAAAGGAAAGTGATGAAGAGGGTGAAACTCAAAAGAGATATGAACCATAAGAATAGATTAACGCTCGCCAATTCTGGCGGGCGTTTTTGTTACGAAGTAACGAATTATAGAGTCGACAAATTTTCTTTTTCTTATAAACTTTTATTAACGTTTTTTTTTTTTTGTTCAGATTTTAATACCGACATTTGCCCCTGTCAAAATTACTCACATGTTAATGTGAACCGATGAGTCTCGGTTATTGACTCGAATAAACAACGGGCCTTTTTTTATGCCCGACAAATGCTTGTTTAATATAAGGCGGTGCCTTTCCCTATTACTATTACCCGACTCTTCGGACGGTTAGCAGTGAGTGATTTTGACGAATTAGGGGAAATGGTGACCGCCTTTCTCATTTTAAGTCAAAATCACTCATTATTATGAAAAAAGAATTTCAATCCGGCACAAGCTACGTGCCTTCGTTCCGTACTGGTAGCACGGACGTAAACACGATCCAACATCGTTATTTCCAGGAACCGAAACAGGAATGTACTGTTTGTTCAATTTCTGGGGCTTATTACTTATCTGCTATCGCTTGTTTCTGTCTTACTTTTATCTATCCACCAGCTGTCATTGGTGCAGTTATATGTGTGTGTCGTGCCAAGAAAGCGAGGAAAGGAGGCCGAAAATGACATCTTATTTTATAGAGCTTAACGAATATAAGCCACAGAATCGAAAATGTGCTGAAATGGCAGAGTTTGCAAACCAGTTTGGTAATACGCTTTGCCCTGATAAAATTTCCTT